TCGCCGCGCGCTACAGGGGCGGCCGGCAGACCCCGAAGGCCGTCGTCCTGCATGGCACCGTCTCGAGCGACGACAAGGGCACCGCCCGCAACATCGCTGCGTGGTGGAACGGCCCCACGAGCCCGAAGTCCTCGGCCCACTACGTGCGCGACGCGCGCGAGGTCATCCAGTGCGTCGGCGACCACACCGTGGCCTACCACTGCGGCTTCAACCAGGACTCGATCGGCTACGAGTTCTGCGACGAGCAGAAGGGCCCGGCCAGCCGCTGGCAGGACAAGGACTCGCTGGCCATCCTCCGCGGAGCGGCCAAGGACGTCGCGCGCCTGTGCCTGGCGTACGACATCGAGCCCCGCCGGCCGAGCATCGCCGAGCTGAAGCGCAAGGGACCCCACGGGATCTACTCCCACGACGACTCCCGCCAGGCCTTCGGCGGCACGACCCACACGGACCCGCGCGACTTCCCGTGGGCCCAGTTCATTCGCCTGGTCCGTCGCGAGGTGAAGCGCCTCAAGGCCACCCCGCCGGTGACCATCGTCGCCACGCCGACCCCGAAGCCCTACCGCCTGCACCTCACGCAGGCCTCGATGCTCTACAGCCTGAGCCTCGAGCGCAAGGAGGACGACCTCGAGGCGATCTTCACCCGGGCCGCGAGCCGCGGGGTCGACGCCGTCGGTGGCACCGAGTTCGCCGACGACGCCTCCCGCCGGCTCCTGCGGCGCGTCGCCGGCGAGTACGGCTACCGCGTCTTCCACAACAAGGGCCGCGACGACGTCTGGCTCGCCATCGAGCGCGACTTCATCAAGGGCAAGGCCACCATGGAGTGGGAGCTCATCGTCCCGAAGGAGGAGGGCTTCGGCAAGAAGGGCCCCCGCGGCCTGCTGCAGGTCCACCTCGAGGACTCTCCCATCGGCCCGGTCACGTTCGCCGAGGCCCACCTGCTCACGAAGGGCCGCCCTGACGGGCCGGCCTTCATGCGCCAGAACCTCCCGCTGAACGAGCGCTTCACGCGCAAGATCGGCGAGGCGGCGCGCGAGCACGGCAAGGGCAAGCGCCTGTTCTTCTACCTCGGCGACCAGAACATCGTCGACCGGGACAACGACACCTTCCTCGGCCAGCCCCTCACCTCCTCGTGGGACGAGCTGGAGAAGTGGGAGAACACCGGGCACGGCAACATCGACGTCATCGCTTCGTACGACAAGGACGGCCGCGTCGAGGCCGCCTACTGCCGTGCGCTCGACGACGGCGAGTTCCCGCTGCGGGGCGACCACTTCCTCGTGGAGTCGGGGTTCGACGTCAAGCAGTGACCCGGTAGGTGCTAGGATCTATCGAAGCGGGGCCGGTCCAGGTGGGGGACCGGCCCTTGCTGCTACCCTAGGACCTGTCTGAGCATCCACCTAGGAGGACCCCGTGGCACGATTCATGAAGCAGGGCGACGTCATCGACATGGCGGTGTCCTACTTCCCGTCCCACCTGCGGTCGCGCGCTGAGGCGCGGCTCATGGGGTCGTGGATGAACGGTCGGCAGTACGAGCACAGCGACCCGGACGGCCCGGACGAGATCGAGGAGACCGACCGCGGCTACGGACGCGCCTTCTCTCCGAACAAGCGCATCATCGAGACCGAGTACGAGAACCTCCGCGGCCTGAGCCCCAACGCCTTCGCCGGCCTGATCACGCGCTCCTACAGCCAGCTCGCCCACCTCGAGGGCATCAGCCGCCCGGGCGTGACCGGCACCCTGCCGATCTGGACGACCTTCAAGCGCAACCGCTGGCTCTCCCGGTCCACCGCCGTCCACGAGGGCGCCCTCGGCCAGGCCGTGGCGTACGGCGTCGTCATGCCCGGCGAGGACCCCCTGACCGGCTCGAAGATGAGCAAGATGATCGGCAAGTCGGCCGAGCGCATGAGCGCCTACTACGACGCCGAGGACGACGAGTGGCCGACGATCGCGATCGAGGCGCAGGAGCGCTTCGAGGCCGACGAGGACGAGATCCTGCTCGGCACCAACGGCCGCGCCGGCTGGTACGTCTGGGTCTACGACGCCTACGTCGTGCACCGCCTCACCTGCAAGGGCGACGGCCTGACGGCCGAGGACTGGACCTACATCGACCACGTCGAGCACGGGATGCCCGTCCCGCCGATCGCGCGCTGCGTCAACCGCCTCGACCTCGACGGCAAGGCCACCGGCGTCATCGAGCCCGTGCTGCCCCTGCTGCGCCGCATCGACCAGGACACCTTCGACCGCCTGATCAACCAGCGCTTCGGCGCCTGGCAGGTCCGCTACATCGCCGGCATGGCGAAGCCGGACTCCAAGACCGAGGCCGCCGCCCAGCGGATGCGCCTGTCGGTCGAGGACCTGCTGATGAGCACGAACAAGGACACCAAGTTCGGCGTGCTCCCGGCCGGCCCCCTCGAGCCCCAGATCGCCGCGATGGACGCCGACCTGCGCCTGCTCTCGGCCATCACGCAGATGCCGCCGCACCACCTGCTCGGCCTCTCGAGCAACCTGCAGGCCGAGGCGCTCGCCGCCGCGACCGAGGGGATGCACCGGCAGGCCTTCGAGTTCCGCACCAACGCCTCCGAGTTCCACGAGCAGATGGCCCGTCTCGTCGCCATGGCCGAGGGCGACTTCGTCCTCGCCGCGGCGTGGGACCTCCGCGTGCGCTGGCGCGACGAGCAGTCCGGTTCGCTGAACCAGGCCGCGCAGGCCCTTGGCCAGCTCGCCACCACGCTCAAGGTCCCGGTCGGGATGCTGTGGGAGAAGATCCCCGGCTGGACCGACGACGACGTGCAGCGCGCGACCGAGATGGCCGAGGACGGCACGCTCGAGCAGATCCTCGCCGAGCTCGCCGCGGTGGCCAACCCGGCCGAGGAGGAGCAGGGCACCGAGGAGAAGCCGGCCGATGGCGACACTGACTGAGGCCCAGTCCGCGCAGGCGGCCACCCTCACCGCGGCGTTCAAGGCCCAGCAGAACCGTGAGGCGGCCAAGGTCGCCGCGCTGGTGGCGCTCTACTACCGCCAGAAGGTCCAGGTCGAGGACCCGGCGTCGGTGCAGCGCTGGCTCGACCTCGTCATCCCGCGGATCATCAAGACGTCCGACGACGGCGCGAAGCGCGCGGTGACCTACTTCGACGTGCTGCGACGCCTCGAGGTGCCGGCCGCCGAGCGCTTCAAGGCCGTGCCCTCGCTCGATGTCGTCGACACCGGCGTGGCGAAGAGCCTCATGGCCGTCGGCCCCGGCGACTACCTCAACAAGGCCCGGGCCATCCGCGGGCTCGACCTCAGCCCGGCCGCCACGAAGGCCGCGCTGATCGAGGCCAAGCAGGTCACCGAGGGCAAGCTCGCCCAGGCTGCCGTGCGCCACGCACAGGCCGGCGGCCGGCAGACGATCTTCGACAACGCCGCCCGGGACGAAGTCGCGCTCGGCTGGGTGCGGGTCACGCGCGCGAAGCCGTGCTTCTTCTGCGCCGCCCTGGCCAGCCGCGGCCTGCAGTACCGCTCCTACAAGGAGGGCTCGTTCGACATGAGCGATGCCCGCTTCACCGGCGACGGCAGCGCCAAGGTGCACGACAAGTGCGGGTGCAGCCTCAAGCCCGTCTGGACGACCAACGACCCCCTCGTCGACAAGACGCAGGAGTTCGCCGATCTCTGGGCGCGCTGGGGCGCCGGCGGCGGCGACGCCATGCTGCGCTTCCGCCGCGGCTACCAGCACTGGCTGGACACCGGCGAGTACCTGACGTGGGACCAGGCGAACGAGGGCCTCCGCGCGGCGTAGGTGGTACGCTACCTCCATCCGGGCGCGTCAAGGGGCGTGCCCACCAGACCCAGGAGGTCCCCGTGGCCAAGTCCACCGCCCATGTCGACGCAGTCGGCTCGTTCGAGAACTTCAAGGCTCCGTGGGAGTCCGAGGCCGGCACCGATGCCGAGATCGACAAGTCCAAGCTCAAGCGCCTGATCTACAACGTCCGCGTGGACGTCGCCAAGTCGAAGGACGCCGCGGCCGACCTCAAGGCCGAGCTCGAGACGGTCACCGCCGAGCGCGACGAGGCCAAGACCCAGGCCGCCGACGGCTCCGGGGCCGAGGCCCAGAAGACGATCGACAAGCTCAAGAAGCAGGTCGACGACCTGACGACCGAGCGCGACGGCCTCGTCAAGGAGAAGGAGACCGCGGAGACCCGCAAGGAGGTCCTCGGCGAGTTCGAGGCCAAGTTCCCCAAGGCCGCCAAGTACGTCACCGGCGAGACCCAGGAGGAGCTCGAGGCCTCGCTCAAGGAGGTCGCGGAGGACTGGGGCATCGACCTCGACTCCCTCGAGGACGCCGGCGATGGTGACGACGGGGACGGCGACGACGACGGGGACACCGACCTCGACAAGGCCGTCCGGACCACCCCGCGCGGGCGCTCCCTGCTGAACCCGGGCGACCGGTCCAACGGCAAGGGCGGCGAGCAGACCGTCGACTTCGACAAGGTCGCCGACAACATCCTCGGTGGAGGCCGTGTCTTCGGCTGATCCCTTCACCTCGCCGAGATAAGCCCCCTGCCTTCACGGGCGGGGGGCTTCTCTCGTCTCACCTGCTGGACCGCGGCTTGACAATCTTTCGGCCGTACGCCACACTCTTCGGCCGCGCTGTGTATGCTTGCTCGTAAGAGCGCTCCCCGAGGGACGCGCGAGACATCCGATCACCTCTGGGAGGCACACCGTGGCAGTACAGAAGGTCAAGGCCAAGAAGCAGGCGTCGTTCGCGCTGCCGATGGTGGAGAAGCAGCTCGTTCTGCCCCTCCTGATGACCATCGTCGGCAAGGAGAACTTCACCGGCGCGGCCAACGACACCGTCAACTTCAAGCTCAAGGACGGGTCCATCGCGACCGCCCGCGACTACGACTTCCGTGGCCGCAGCGGCCCGATCGTGCTCGACGACATCTACCAGACCGGCGGGAACATCCCGATCCGGCTGAACACGCACGTCGTGTCGGCCACCGGTCTCGAGGACGAGCACTTCACCCTCGACGACATCGACTTCGCGACCGAGGTCCTGGCCCCCCAGGTCACCGCCGTCGTGGAGCGCGTCGAGGCCAAGGCCCTGTCCGCGATCCGGAACACCACGTCGATCAAGCACGCGGTGACCTTCGGCAACGAGGGCGACCCGCACCTCATCGCCACCGAGGCCAAGCGCCTCATGGACTCCGAGAAGGTCGCGCCCTACAACGGCCGCGTCTTCGTGGTGGGCAACAACATCGCCGCGCACTTCCGCGCGAGCGACCGCCTGTCCCGCTACGACTCGGTCGGTCTCGAGGGCACCCCCGCCCTGCGTGACGCCGTCATCGGCGCGCTGGCCGGCTCCCCGGTCATCGAGCACAACGGCCTGGACCCCGACGAGGGCTTCTACATGCACGGCACGTCCTTCGTGCTGGGCAACGCCTCGCCGAACGTCCCGCGCGGTGCCGTCACCGGCAACAGCAACATCTCGCGCCGGGGCATCTCCGTCCGCTGGATCCAGGACTACGACGCGAACTACCTCCGCGACCGGTCGATCGTCTCCACGTTCGTCGGCATCAACGAGATCCGCGACGAGCGCGACGCGAACGGCAACTGGATCATCGAGGTCGGCGAGTTCGACGCCGAGGAGCTCGCGGTCATGAAGAACGCGGACGGCACGGATGTCGTGCCCGCCGCGGTCGGCACCCGCAAGAACGTCCGCATCGTCAAGCTGACCTTCACGGGTACGGCCTCGGTGCTCGACGCGGCCTGATCCGCCCCGTAGCACACTGAGCCCCGGCTCCCCCTTGACAGGGGGGTCGGGGCTCGTGCTATGCTGCTCCACGTCGACAGAGATCCCCCGTCGGCAGTCCGGGAGAGCGGAAGAGGGCAGGCCGGGGAGGCCGAGTCCAAGCTCCGGGCGGCGGGGGAGTCGTCAGTGGCCCCTAGCTCAGTTGGTAGAGCACTGCGTTGTTAGCGCAAGGGTCCTAGGTTCGAGTCCTAGGGGGTCAGCGCGCCATTAGCTCAGTTGGTAGAGCAGTGGATTCTTAACCCTCAGGTCCCTGGTTCAAGTCCAGGATGGCGTACTGCTCGGCCTCGTCGTACGATGGGTCGAGAGGGGCGCCCGGTACGACGGTCGTGGCCCCACCTACCTCCCGCGCCGGGCGCGGGCTGGCCTCCAAAGCCGGCCTTGCTAGGATCAGCACCTAGGGGGGGTGCGAGGGGCAGAATGGAGTCGATCACTGGAAAGCCGCACGTCGGACCAGAGTGAGACCCGGGTTCGATTCCCGGCTGCTCCACGGAGGGATGAGTCCCCGGTTCGAGTCCGGGCGGCGGTCAGGGCCTACGCGGCCCGCCGTGCGTAGCTCAGCGGCAGAGCACCCTCAAACGAGACCCCCGCACCAGGGCACGGAACTGACACCGTGAGCGACCGGGCGGGGGTCTCGCCATGTGGACAGCACTTGACGCCGGCAGCCGGCGCCTGTAGCGTCCTCCTTGTTCGTCCCACTCCTCTACCCACCGGAGGCATCATGCCCAAGCTCACCCGCGACCTCGTCGCCAAGACCGTCGTCCTCGCGCTCTACCTGCTCTCGATCGTGGCCGGCGTGGCCGCCATCAAGGTCTTCGGGGTCGTCTCGATCCCCGGCGGCTTCATGGCCCCCGCCGCCGTCTACGTGGTCGGCGTGACCCTGATCCTGCGAGACTGGCTCCACGAGCTCGCCGGCCGCCGGGTCGCCCTGCTGGCCATCATCGCCGGCGCCGTCCTGTCCGCGCTCGTCGACCCGCGCCTGGCACTTGCCAGCGGGCTCGCCTTCCTGATCTCCGAGGTGCTCGACCTCGGCGTCTACGAGCAGATCCGCAACCGCTTCGACTCGGTGCCGGCCGGCATGGCCGTCTCCAACGCGGTCTCGATCCCGGTCGACAGCCTGATCTTCCTGACGCTGGCCTTCGGCTCGCTGGACTTCTTCTGGGGGCAGGTCGTCGGCAAGGGTATCGCCACGGTGCTCGCCATCGTCGTGCTCGTCGGGATCGGCACCGTCGTCGCCATGATCGCCGACCACAAGGCGCGCAAGGCCGCTGACGCGGCCGTGGCCGCCGAGGAGGCGCGCTGGGCGGCCATGACGCCGGCCGAGCGCCAGCAGGAGCGCACCGTGCAGACCCTGATGCGCGCCGCGGGCTACCGCGGGTGAAGTTCTACCTCGGGGTGCACCGCCAGCACTGGCTCTGGGATGAGCGAGTGCTGGGGGTGCCCCTCTTCGTCAGCCACCACCAGTTGAAGACGCGCAAGACCCCCTTCCCCAAGGCGGTGACGCGCTGGGCGCTGGACTCGGGCGGCTTCTCCGAGTTGGACCGCCACCACAAGTTCGAGACCACGCCCGAGGAGTACGTCGCCGCGGTGCGCCGCTACTCCTCCGAGCTCGGCTCGCTCGACTGGGCCAGCCCGCAGGACTGGATGTGCGAGCCCTGGATGATCGCCAAGACCGGCCTGTCGGTCGAGGAGCACCAGCGCCGTACGGTCGAGAACTTCCTCGTGCTGCGCGACCTGGCCCCCGAGTTGCCCT